AAAGCATGTACTCCCCCACCCCTTTTTCAAAAATTCCCCAAGTGGAAAAATCAAAATGAAATGAAAGAGAAAACTCATTTACAATTATTTTTAAAATTAAAATCACTAACCTATCATCTCTAAAAAATCCTTTCGTTTATTTCTATATCTATTATATTACTATTTAGAAAAAATGTCAAGAAATAAAATCGAAAAATAATTTAAAAATATTTTCAAAAATCTCTTGACAACTATTTCATGAAATGCTATAATGTTATAGTTAGAAATGAGATAAAAACATTTCTAAAAAATAAAATAAAAATATTTCACGAAACACTTGACAAGGTTTTTTGAAAATGATATAATGGTATCAGAAAGATAAAGGAGTTATAAAACAATGTTAAAAATGAAAGCCTTATATGTAAACCACAATGATGAAACTTTTGCAGAATTAACTCACGGGCAAGCGCTTGATTTACTCTTTGGAGTGGATAGTGCTGAAATATACGGAGACCATGTAAGTCAGATTGTTGACTTAGGAGATGAGCGCAAACTTGAATTGTATAGAAACAACGAGTTTGTTCCATTTGCTGAATATTTTGAACGAGTTAAAACACTTTCTGAACTATATACAAACATTTCAGATTGGTTTGAAGAAGTTGAGTAAAGGAGAAAGAAAATGGAACTTTTAAAAGCAACTGAAGAAAACATTGATAAGATGACAAGAAAAGGGTTGAGTAGTAAATCATGAATTTTTCATCCTGAAAAGTTTGCTGAATATTCTTCTATTTGCAGTGAAGATTTGCTGATTATGAGTATTAGAGTGTTATCTTCTTTGTCAGAAAGATTGGAACTATCGGATAAATTTATAACAGATTTTGTTTATCCACTTTCTCAATATAATGGCGAAGATATGGGCGCTATCCGTTTAAAAAATATTATCTTTACTATTTTATCAAACATGACTAGAGAAATTGTTAGATTTACACGCTTTGATGGTTCAGTTTTTTGTAGAACCTTTATAATTAAAGATGATGAAAGCTCACAGGATATTATAGAAACTTTCATCTATAACTATAATAAAACTAAGTATAAAGCATCTGATATGGTTGATTATAATTATGAGCTTTTACAAGTTGAAAGAATAATGTAAATAATTTACTTTTTTATTAAGTTTATCACTTGCATTATTTTCTTGTTTGTGATAAATTTAAATAAGAAAATAAATAATGTTTATTTTCTTAAATGTAAAAAGCAAATTTAAAGAAAGGAGAAAAAGATAGTTGACTGATACACCTATTAAATGTACTTTCAATGTAACTCAGGTAACTTTTAATCTATATAAGAATGAAGATGGAAACGTGACTATCACACCCGAAACAGTGACAATCAACCAACGCAGACAGCTTCCTTATATTCAGCGTTATCTTGAGGAGCGTTTTAAGGGCTATCTCACTATTGAGGTAGTAGACTATGAATATAAGAGCCTTACGGCTTATATTCCATTCGCTACCGCCCTAGAATACGGAGAGGAACAACCAGCGGAAGGGGTGTAAGTAAATGGCTTTAACACCAAAACAAAGGAAGGTACAACGGGACTATTTAACAAGAAGGAAAAGAACGCTACAACGTCAGGGCGCTTCTAATGCAGAAATAAAAGCCTTTATGGGTGGACGGTGGGACTTTTCAGGAATGAGTGACAAGGCTCTAGAGCGAGCCTACAACGAGGTAAAAGGCAAGGGTCGGACTCAAGTTTTCGGGAACCATGTCTACACTAGTGACTATGTTCAAAAGGCTAAGGCTTGGTATGGCGATAAGTTTTCAACCGAAAAACTGACCCAAGGTTTTCGGAGTTCTCAACGGTCAGATTTAAACCGCTTTCATTCAGCTAAAGAGGTTAGAGAATATCGCTCACAGCGTGACAGAGAAGCTAAAGAGCGTTATATATCAGCCCTTGAAGAAATGCACTACAACACCAGAGAAGCAGGGAATAAGGCGCAAGAAAAAGCCTTTAAACAAATGATTTCACGCATCAGGAGAATGAGCGCCAGTAACTTTGGAGCTTTCCTAACAGGTGGAGCTTCTGACAAGGTTTCATTTGATAACGTTATGGTGTTTGTAGACACAGACGGTAAAGACACAGCTTTTGAATTTCAGGATAGTTTAGCCCGTGAAATCCTTGATAACGTAGACAAGTTTTCTAAGCAGTTTGTGACAGACACACGCAGACGAAAGAAACGAGGTAAGAAGTGACTTGCTACTATGCAGGCGACTTTGAAACAACTACGAACGAGGAAGAAACAGAGGTATGGCTATCTTGTTTCGCAAAGGTGGTGGACTATGACAAGCTAGACACTTTCAAGGTAAATACAAGCCTAGAAGGTTTTCTGAAATCTCTATATCTTGACCTAGACAAGACCTACACTGAGACAGGTGAAGATGATTTTATTATTTTCTTTCACAACCTAAAATTTGATGGCTCTTTCTTGCTTTCATTCTTCCTTAATAATGATATTGAATGTACTTACTTTATCAATGATATGGGGGTTTGGTATTCTATCACTTTAGAATTTCCGGACTTTACGCTAACTTTCAGAGACTCCCTAAAAATCCTTAATTTCTCAATCGCTACGATGGCAGGGCTTTTTAAAATGCCTATTGCAAAAGGGACAACACCCCTTTTAAAGTCAAAGCCAGATGAAATCAAACCAGAATGGATTGACTACATACATGTAGACGTTGCAATTCTTGCCCGTGGTATCTATGCCATGTATTATGAAGAAAATTTCTCAAAATATACATCAGCTAGTGAAGCGTTAACAGAATTTAAAAAGATTTTCAAGAAGTCAAAAAGGAAGTTTAGATATTTTTTTCCGATACTAGATGAAAAGGTAGACGACTTTTGTCGTAAAGCGTACCGTGGGGGCTGGACGTTCGCAAATCCCAAAACACAGGGGCGAACATTGAAGCAGTTGATAGACATTTATGACATTAACAGTATGTACCCAGCTACTATGTTACAGAACCCTTTACCAGTTGGAATACCTAAACGTTACAAGGGAAAACCAAAAGAGATAAAAGAAGGCTACTATTATATCTATCATATCAAAGCTGACTTTGATTTGAAACGTGGCTACCTTCCAACAATACAAGTCAAGCACAAACTTGACGCTTTAAGAATTGGGGTAAGAACTAGTGATTATGTGACAAGTTCAAAAAACGAGGTTATAGATTTATATTTGACTAACTTTGACCTTGACCTATTTCTAAAACATTATGACAGCTCCATTATGTACGTTGAAACTCTTGAATTTCAGACAGAATCAGGGTTATTTGATGACTACATCACTACATACAGATACAAGAAAGAAAACGCTCAAAGCCCAGCCGAAAAGCAAAAAGCTAAAATCATGCTCAATAGTTTATATGGTAAGTTTGGGGCTAAAATCATATCTGTTAAGAAACTAGCCTATCTAGACGATAAGGGTATATTACGCTTTAAAAATGATGATGAAGAAGATGTACAACCCGTTTATGTACCCGTTGCCCTTTTCGTTACGTCAATAGCCCGTCACTTTATTATCTCAAACGCACAGGAAAATTATGATAATTTCCTATATGCAGATACAGATAGCTTGCATTTGTTTCATTCTGATAGTCTGGTTTTAGATATTGACACGTCAGAGTTTGGCAAGTGGGCGCATGAGGGCAGAGCCGTAAAAGCAAAATATTTACGCTCAAAGCTCTACATAGAAGAACTAATACAAGAAGACGGAAGCACACACCTAGACGTTAAAGGCGCGGGAATGACACCAGAAATCAAAGAAAAAATAACCTTTGAAAACTTTGTTATTGGTGCAACATTTGAGGGCAAGCGTGCTAGTAAGCAGATAAAAGGGGGCACTCTTATTTATGAAACAACCTTTAAAATCCGAGAATCAGATTATCTTATTTGACACTTTTGTATTATCGGTTTATCGTTCCTTTTTCAAAAAATTATTACAAACGCAGCAGGTTAAAAATAAAAAGGGTTATTACTTTCAAAAATCTAGCAATGCACCTAAAAACATCATCTTTTTAAAATCGTTTTTAAAGGCTAATTATGCTTATGAAGATTTTAACTACATCATGGAGCTTTATAAATTTATATCAAAAGAATTTGATAAAATTTCAATCAATGCTTTTTACAATCTATGCAACTATTTAGAAGAAAAACAAGTTTTTAAATTATCTTCTAATTCTCTTTATGACTGTTACGAGAAATCAAAAAACCGTGAAAACGATTTAGAAAATCTTAATACAATCATCGCACCACTTAAATTTTTAAAATCAACAAACGGAGAATAAACAAAATGGCTAAAAAACAAGCAAAACATGAAAATTTTGACACAGTTGTAGCACTAGCTACTATCACAGCAACATCAAACAAATCAGACGGAAAATACAAGCAAAAGAAAGCTACTAAAGCGGTTTACCTTGTCCCAGCGACTGAAGAAGACGCTAAAAATTTGACAGACTTTGGACTTCAGCTCTACACACCAGACACAGAGAAAGACCCAGACGCAAAACCTTACTTTATTGTGAAAGCTACTGAAAATGTGAAAATTTTCACAAGTGAAACTAATTTTGAAGAAGTTAACTTTGGGGTATCTTATGAAGACGTGAACACAGAAACTGGGGAAATCACAGTTAAAAAGACACCTAACTACAAAACAGAAATTCCTGTGTACGTTGCCATCATGTTTGTAGAAGGTGGAGACAACGGAAACGATTTTTTCCGTCTTAATGCTTTGATGATGGAAGACGTGCTAACACTTGAAGAAGTTCAACCCGTGAATCCTTTTGCTGGATTGTTTGGAAAATAAAAAAGCGCCTTCCAAAAGGAAAGCGCCAATTATAAAGCGTTTTTCATGGTTTAAAAAGTCAGTTGGTTAGAATGACTTGCACCGATAAGCACCCCTTAAGGTGTAACCATCTTATCAGCACTAGTTAAACCTTGAAAAGCCTTACAACTTTTACTATATCATACTTGATTTATTTTGTCAAGTATGATATACTTTGTTAAAAATTGAAAGGAGACGGCTATGACCTCACTAGAATGTTTAGAAATCCTAAACAATGCAATTTCTAAAGTCGGAAACGATGAAGAGATTGAGAGCCTAACAACGGACTTGATGGACATCAAGGGTTTTGTGGGCGAAGTTGATTTGAATATCTCAGTCTTGAATGAAGACGTTGAGCGCTTGAATAAGAAAAACGGTGAGTTACGTTCGGCAAATAACGAACTGTATCGACGTTTAGGCGCACAGGATGAAATCATGAAACAGGCGCAAGAAGATATGAGTGTAGTATCCGCAATCAATGCTGTTATTTAATAGAAAGGAAAAAGGAAAATGAAACAGTTTTCTAAACAAATTAATTGGTATCCAAACAATACGCTAGAAGCGTTAAAAGATGAACCAGAAACAATCGAAGAAGTCACACCGGAAGCTCACATGCCAGCTGACACACCAGCGCAAGAAGTGCCAAATTACCCAGCGCAAGCACCAGCTACTGAAGTAGAAGGGGTAGAAGAAGGAGAAGAATAACATGGCTAATAAAATTATCACTTTTTTATCAGGTCAGACAGGGAAACAAATCTCAAACATTGACCTATTGAACTCTATCCGCACCCGTGCCAGCGCAGACTATCAGGCAGACATTCCTGTACTTAAGGGCGCACGCATTAACCACGCAACCGTACCGTATCAGGATTTTCAAAAACACGCTAACGAGTTTTTCACAGCCTTGGTAAACCGTATTGGGTCAACCGTTATCAAAGCCCTTACTTATGAAAATCCGCTCGCTATTTTCAAGTCTGAAACGTTTGAGTTCGGGGATACATTGCAAGAAATCTATGTACACCCAGCGGAAAAGAAAACCTATGACGCTAAGTCAGACGTAAGCCCATTCAAGTTCGCTGATACAGACATCGAAGTATTCTATCACACTTTGAACAATGAAAATTACTATGAGCGCACCTTTGAACGTGCGTGGATTCAGAAAGCCTTTGTTTCTGACATGGCGTTTGACGAGTTTGTAGATAAAATGTTTACATCATTGTTATCATCTGATACGCTGGACGAGTATCAAGCGGTTAAGGGTGTACTTGAGAAATCACTTGCGGAAGTCTCTTATACAGACCTTACAGGAACAATTAAGAACATCACAGTAGCTGGTACGAAGATTGACGAGACAAAACAAGACTTTGTAATAGACTTTAACCAGTCACTAATCAATCACTCTAAACGCTTTACAATTCCAAGCCGCACACAATTTAACAACCCTGTAGGTGTACCAAATATGACAGCTATTGAAGACCAGTACCTAGTCATTTCAGCAGAATTTTCTACACACTTGGATATGTTGCTTGCTAACGCTTTTAACATGGATAAAGCAAGTGTACTTGCTCGCACAATTGTGGTAGATGATTTTGAAAAATTCACAGGCGCTGGTGAAAACAATGGACGTAAGCCAGTTGCTTTCTTGATTTCAGCTAAATCCATCATTAACAAGGACAAATTGGTGCACATGGAAGCAATTCGCAACCCTCGCAACATGACCTACAACTATTTCTACCACCACCACTACATGACAAGTCTTTCACTTTTTGAAAACATTCATTTCTGGTATGTTGAGGAAGCCTAAACGCTGACCAAGGGCGGGCAATAGCCCGCCTATTTTATTAAGTGAAAGGGGACTAAATGAGTTACAAAAATTACAAGCGACACCTTGGCAAGATTGAGCTAAACAAAGAAACCGTAGAGCGTAACCGTCTAGCCTTTTTTGAGTTCTATTTCAATTATTTCTATAATATCGTGGTAAACTATTTTACTTGGGAGGGTTTGCCTAATGATATTGACGAGTTGTTTATAGAAAAGAAGCTGATAGAAAACGGGCATGTAGCTTTCTTTCATGATGACACTTTTGGCTTTATTGCACAAGGTGGAACAAGGGGCGAGCGGTTGAACCATTACGACCAGCCATTGATTTATCAACCAGTCAACGCTTCTAGTATGAACTATTTTAAACAGATGGAGATAGCTTATACAGAAAATGATTTTAGAGTGATTGAAGACTTACACAAGGACAATTCAGACAAAATCAAAAAGCCTTGCATTGTGATTCCTAACAATAACTTTTATGAGCCTTATATTGGTTATCTTGAGTTATTTTGTGAGAAATTGGCTGATATTGAGTTAACTATTCAATTAAATAGAAATGCACAGATAACGCCCTATTTTATCTTTGTAGACAATAATAGCGTGTTATCTATGAAAAATATCTTTAATAAGATTGCGAATTTTGAGCCCGTAGTTTATCTGAATAAACAGAAAGACCAAGACGGACAGGATAGCTTTAAACAGTTGTCTGACTATATCCAAGTATTCAGGACGGACGCACCTTTTCTACTGGATAAGCTACACGATGAAAAATTAAGGGTTATGAATCAGTTACTGACCTTTATTGGTATCAATAACAACCCATCGGATAAGAAAGAGCGTCTAGTAGTATCTGAGGCTATTTCTAATAACGGGGTTATCTCAGCGAATATTGAAGTTGGCTGGAAGTCACGCAGAAAAGCGGTTGACCTTATCAATAAATGTTATGGGTTAGAAATATCCGTCAAGCCAGCTGAAACTATTCAGCAATTCAACCTTGACAAAGTAGCGCTAGACCTAGCAGAAAAGGAGGGGACAATTATTGACCCAGAATAACACCACAGCAACCATTGCAGTCTTTCTAAAATCCCGATACAGAAACCCTGTAACAGGAAAACTGGACGGGTTGGCAGTTGATGAAAACGGAGATTTTCTACATTATAACACCATTATAGATAATACTTATAACGAGCTTTTCAAGGATATGCACCTTGTAGACGGTGTTTCAGAAAATTTCAAAAAAGAATTTTGCAAACACTTTTACAACAGGGAGATTGGGCTTGAAACTTTTGCACGCTTTCAGGTAGCACTAGAAGACGTTCTAAATAATGAGTGTTTCAATCTATTCAAGTATCTTGCAGAAATCAGAAACAAGGCTATCAAAGATTTAAATCAATCCATGAACATTGATACAGTCGGCAACCAAAAAGCAGACGGGCAAGCCTTACAGATTGCCAACACCACACCACAGGAGCGTAAAGAAATTGTATTTACTGATCGCTACGGAGTGATTGAATACGCTGACAGCTTGGTAGAAAACCACCAGAAAAACAACGCTGATACAAAAAGCAATGTTTCAGGGTGGAGTGGTTCAAGCCTTGCGGAGCGCTTACAAAATAACGCAGAATTGAAAGACATTCAATTTCAGATTTTCAACATTTGTGACAAGCTATTTTTACAAGTCTTTTAGAAAGGGGTATAGATGAAAGATTTATCAAATGCTAAAATATTAAAATATGATAGTATGTTAGAAGAAATCACGCTTTTCAGCTTTCAAGACTTTGCTTATAGTGATGATGGATTGTATTATATCTACTCAAACAGCAGACGCTTGGGTGACTTGTCTAAATTGTGGATAAAGTTAAAACCTATCTCTTATCATTATGAAAGCATTGAAGACCAGACTTTCTGGACTATCAAGAAGAGCTACAAGGCTTTACTATCTACTAAAACCCTTCTATATATCCGCTTTAAGATTGTAGGCGCTTATTATAGCTTTGAAAAGTTAAACAGTAAGAGCAAGCTCAAAGGCTTTGGCAGAGTGATAGATGATAATAACTATTTCTCACGCATACCGCTTGTAAATGAGGTGGTACACTGGGACAACGGGGTTATTATCACCCCTAACTATCAAATGAACATTACAGGGCTAAAAGAAAGCCGTGTAGAGGTTGACGGTCAGCAACTCCTTGAAGATTGGGCAACCTTTAAAATCAATGTAACCAATGATAGAAAGGGAGTCCCTCGCACCATCATGACAGCAGAAAGGGGGCACGAAAGACTATGATTATAATTAACTTGTCCGAATCAACGGACACGCTACAAATCGAGGTATTGGGACACGGTGACGATAAAGACCAATCTTGCGCCCGTGTTTCTACGGTTTGCGACTGTATCTATATAGGTTTTAAAGACCAGCTAGAGAAGTACAAGAAGCATAACGGCTACACACTTTTAATTGCTGACAAGAAAAAGTTAGGACGTAAAGGGGTTTTACTGGTTCGCTATCTTGAATATCTAGCAGACCTAAAAGAACTCTATCCAAACTCAATCAAAATTATTGACAAAACAAAAGGAGAATCAAAAAATGGTAAAGACAACTAAAATTGTACGGGGTATTCATTCATGGATTAAATTCCAAAAGCACCAAGGAATTGAAAGCCTTACTATTGAAGGTAAGCAAGCACTTGCTGACTTATCACAAGATAAAAATGGAGATACAAACCTAGTCTTAAACGCTGACAAGGATAAAATCAACGCTGTAGCGTCGTCCGTTCCATTCTTGAATGTAACGCATACAACCACAGGAACAGACCCAAACCAAGAAAAAACGGCTACTGTTTCCCAAAACTTGGAACACTTTCCGCTCACAGGTGGGGAACTGGTAACGGTTACAAAAGAAGCGGATAGTTTAACAATTCATGACGATAAGGTTAAAGAATTTGTAAATAAAACAGTTACAACAAAAGAAACTGAAATTCGCAAATTTATTGGAACAGTTAAAGAAGAATTGACAAACAATATCAATGAACACTTAAACGATTCATCAAGTCAAGCAGCTAAAACAGCTTCATTTTTAGGTGTGGGTTCAGTAGCTACAACTAATATTATTAAAGATTTTTCTTTAAAACCTAACGGGGATGTTGAACTACATGGTACATGTATGTTATATATTAATTATATCTCAAATGGAAGATCTCAATCCTTTATGTTGCCTTTTTATGCGGGCGATACTGGATTTAAAAATATTAATGGAATTTATTTACAAGTTAAGGGTGTAGGCTCAATTTCTATTGATATAACCTTACCAACTGTACCAACTGAATCTTTAAATATTATATTGATGTCATATAGTTCAACAAAAGAAATGGTAGGAACTTTAGGTATTACAGCTATTGAATAAGAAAGGATTTTAACACATGAACCCAGAAGAATTTCATGATGAGTTTTTTCGAAACTATCGGGGGCGCTATTCGTCTTACTGGGTGGAACGTTGGGGGCTTATCCCCTCAATTCCTACCAGCTTCGATAATGCCAATTCTATCTACGAGCTTCTAGCATGGCTACAGCGTGCCTTTAAACAACTACTAGATGATTTTGTGGCGCTTGAAAGTGAGCTAGAAGACTATAAGAACGCCTTGACGGAACTCCTAGAGCAGCTCATTCCCTTGCTTATCCGTAGATACATGAAAAGCAAGGAAGCGGATGACTGGTTTAACAAAAAAGCGGACATCTACTATAACAAGATTATCAAGCCTTACATTGACGCAGAGATTGCAAAAGTGAATAAGAAAATTGCTGAACTTGAAAAGAAAGTAGATGATGAAGTGAAGCGACTTGATGGACGGATTGACGCTTTAAATGACAAGCTAGAAAAAGAAATCAAGAAGCTAGACGACCGAATCACGCAGGAAGTTGCTAAGTTAAACGAGCGTATCACAAACGAAAACAACGCACTAAAAGAACGGATTGAAGCCCTAGAAAATGCTAACGCAGGCTTGCAAAATGCTA